ACTTATGCAACGCACGCGCAAGCCCTGCAGTTTAATGGGCGAGTCGGGTGTTGCAATAGGTTGAGGATGTTCATTCCATGTTCTCGCTTTAAGCGTAGTGTCATGGTTGACCGTTTGATGATGAGCTTGATGATGACGTTCCTTGTCATGCTATTAGGACCAATAGCAGGAGGGGGGGCGATTGGTGCGGGGCTTGGTGCAATTTGTGGTATGGGTGCTTCGGCTGCCCTATGGCCACATATAGCCCGCATTACGACTCGTAACGATAATCGCAGCGGTGGTGTTGGACACACCAGAGAAACCGCGAGTGTGCAGCGAGCCGTCGCTGATTGCGTGATTGAGATAACACCGGATAGATTCGGAAAACCTAAACCAGACGTTGTTGTGCCAATAGACCATTTACCTGTGACAGTACCCAAAATAGAAGAAGAGCGAAAGGACCCCGTGATGATACCACACTACCCTATTGAAAGGGTTGAAGTGATGGATACTAACGATTTCCTTGAAACTCAGACACTACTAGTAGATACTAAACAGTATGGTGTTTGGACATATCATAATAATGTCGACGTTAGATTTCACGTATCTAAGATTCCTGTAGTTTTCTGGCCCAAGTTTGATGTGGAACTAAAACCCGATGAATTGCAAGAAGGGTGTTCTGTGAAAGAATACCCTAATTACAAGGAAAAAGAGAATCAGTTCTTCTATCAGATTGGACCAGCAAACGTCAGCCAAATACCTGGTGTGCATCGAAAAAGCGTGATCAACGAGAAGATAGCTTTGTGTAATCGCCACGTCAAACTGGCGCCATGTGATGAGAAAAACTTTAACGATTGGAACGATCCTTTCTGTCAAGAGGCTCGATTGATACTCGCCAAGCAAACTGGCTTTGTACCAATCACCACTGAAACGGAATGGATCGCACACCAACCGCCTGTGAAGAGGCAACGTTATGAGGCTTACTTGTCTGATGGCACCCATCTGGTACATAGACCCAATACGCATGCGCGTAGTTTCTTCATTAAGAATGAGTTACTAATTCCAACGCAGGAAAAGAGTATTTGGCGGAAAAGTCCGCGAGGTATTCAAGGAGCGAAGGAAGAGGTACTTAATTTGATGGGGGGACCCCAGATTCAGGCAATACATAAGGCTACGGCGCGAACGTTTCTAACGGTGGACCTTAACGAGAGTGGAGTCAATAAATGGCCTCGTTTTGGTTTTACGTCTGGAGCTGACGCAGAGAGGATGGGGCATTGGTTCGCCGATATGGTGGAGGAAGGGTTTAATTTCATGGAGGATGACTTTAGTGAGTATGATCGTACTCAAGGCAGAGGTGCTTTGGAGAACGAGAGGGCTTACTATTCCATGGTATCAGACCTGACCGCCACTACTCGGGCAGTACTAACCAATCAGGATCAGACACGTGGTTATGGACAGTTTCATAAGTATGCCGTGCCGTTTACTCGTAAAAGTGGTGATCAAAACACAACAATTGGGAATACTATTTCCAATTTCACCGCTCATTACTATGCTATTCGGCAGGCTTGCTCGGAGACTGGATATGACATTGAATGGTATATGATGGGTCTTGGGGACGATAATG